CGCGCAACTGGGGGTTGTGTTCCTTACACAAGGGCACGACAATGCTTACTTGGCCGTAAGGCGAAGTTTGCTTCCCACCACCTCGTCCCAGAGGAAGAGGTGGCTAGGAGTCGTATTTGGTTCAGGACTGAACCGACACGTCGCGTGGACGTATCGGGTCCGCGTTATGACCATGGATTTGACCGTTGCGGTCACATTCTCCAGGTCTGAAGGTGCCTTGCCGGTGCTCTGCAGAAGATAAGTAGCAGAGCGTTTAGGCTTTGGCACAGACGGGATCACGTCGCGACAATCATGGTTCTTTTCGAGGAACCACAACAGCAACGAGCGCCAACCAGCAGTCTTACGACTGTCCTGCACAGGCGCGTAACCCTCAAACACTGGAAACCCATAGTTTGGGTACTTAACCAGTGCCACGCGGGCAACACTCTCCCCTGTGGAGGGAGTAGCCTTCTTTGAGCATTCAGCTCTTGGAAGGTGCCTGTCTACCTTCAACTTCTTCGTTCTCCACGCGAATCCTGGCGTTATCCAAATGCCAGAGCGTGAATCCTCGTTCCAGGGAACGAGGCGAAGACCTAACCGGCTGACAGTATCGGCAACCCAGGACCACAAGGGCCCGGGCACCTCCGCTGCACCGATCAAGCCGTTCAGAGTATGCGACATCCCCGCATGGTCCGTTTCTTTCGGACATTCGCGGAGATAGAAGGGCGTTACTAACTGCCCTTTATAGTAGTCGCACCCACAGGACTCGCGAAAGCGAGATTGCGGGTTATAAAATGACTTTGCGTCATTCACTCTGAAACCGAGGAAGTTAAGCAGCTTGACCAAGGATGGAACGAGGTCAGATTCGAGGGCGATGTCGTCCCCGTAAACCGCGTACTGTCGAGAACCGACAGCACGACAAGCTGCTGCAAAGATCAGCGTCTCAAGGGTAAACGTGTACCCGTTGCCCATAGAGGAAAACTTGGCATAACTGCCAGTCCCCCATGGAGCGCTGTAGCAAGATGAACGGAAGCTGAGGAACAGCTGATACCATTCCGGTGGCAACATCCACGCGACAGCATTTAAGCTTAGCGTGTCGGACGCCATTTCCAGGTCAATCGTCGCTATGGATCCATCTATGGACCCTAGTCTAGCGAATTCCTGGTTCTTGCGCTGGGAAGATAAGTCTATCCCCCATTTCCGAAGCTTCCCTTTGAGGAAGCCGTCCAGCGCGAGCTGGAACGGAAGTGAGTGAGTCGGCTCCTTCGCAATGGTGCGATGGGTCTTCCAGCTCTTCGGAACAAGCGTGATAACATTGCGCTCCACGCTCGTAAACATGCAGGAGGTAAAATCTACCCCATATGATTGGAGTAGCTTCCCCAGATACGGAACAACCGCGCGGGGAGCTCGAAGCCGCCTCGTTACTTTGAGGTACGGCATCGAGCGCTTACGCGGCCGATCTTCGGATGCTCCATTGGTCAGACGGATTAGGCCCGGCATTGCGTCGTGCCAATCCTGAATGTCAC